ATCAAATACACGATGTTGGTCGGAAAACCAACCGCTAATTGCTGCGAGATGCAAGAAAACCTGACTGGGTTACGTCAATGAGGTAAATGATGTCTGAACAAGATCAAGCTGAAATTGTAGAACAAGAACAGGAAAATTTGCCTGAGGTTGTTGTTCAACCAGAGCCTGAAAAAATGTTGAGTCAGTCGGAAGTGAATAAACTGGTTGGTAAGATACGCGAAGAAACAAAAGAGCGGACTTATCGAAAAGCAAGGCAGGAAATTATGGCAGAAATGCAAAATTTACAAGCCCCGACACAAAATCAAGAAATGAGTCAAGCAGCCCCAAGTTCTATGGGCGGCATGAGTTTTAATCCTGATTTGATTAGACAAATGATTGCTGAAGAAACAGCAAAACAAGCTCAAGCTATAAAAGAACAACATGCACATGAAATGCATAGGCAAAACGTAAATAAAATAGCATCAAGTTTTATTCAAAAAATGGAAGCTGGCAAAGAAAAGCACCCTGATTTTGAATCAAAAATTGCTATGTTAAATTTACCGTCAATTCCTGAAATTGTTCATCTTGCAGAAGGTGTTGATAATACCGCTGATGTAATGATGGATTTAGCAGAAAATCCACAGAAAATTAGCAGTTTATTAACGTTATACGCAAGAAATCCAACGTTAGCTCAGTCAGGTATGAACAAAATTAGCGAGTCAATAAAGAAAAATGACGTAGCTAAAAATATGGTTATGCCTTCGGATCCGTATCAAGCCATCAAACCCTCGGCGTCAGCAATTTCGGGTGATGGCGACTTAAGTGTGTCTGACTTACAGAAATTTTTTAGTAAGAAAAGATAAGTTCTTAGGCAAAGTCATCACCAATAAATTTTATTAATTTTTTGGAGATACTAAGATGGCTTTGCCAAATAATATTTTGCAGAATGTTGCGTTATACGCAAAAGCAGATTTAGCGTGGATGTTAAACGAGTTTGTAGCTATTGATGCTAGTAACAAAATGTTTCGTGATTTTAACAAACGTAGCGGCAACTTAGGTGACACAATCACTTTTGATATTGCGCCGCGTTATTTGTCTTATAATGGTCTTGTTGTTACTCAGCAACCATCCGTTCAACGTGTTGTCAATTTAACATGTTCTCAAGCAAACAACGTTACTTCTTCATACGATGATCAACAATTTATTTTTAACGTAGAGCAATATATTGATCGATTTGGCATGGCTGGTGCTAAAGAGTTAGGATCAAGCATTGAACAAGATATTCTTCGCAATATCATTTCCGGCGTTAGAATTAACGATCCTCAAAATGCTAATTACGGTCAATTGCAAACAAATAGCGGTCCTTATCGTTTTTACGGAAATGGAATTGATCCTATTAATTCTTTTACTCAATTAGCGCAAGCAGTAGCTAACTTTGAAGATTTTGGTGCAGCTAAAGATAATTTAATGGGCATTTTACCACGCACGTACATTCCTTCAATTGTGGGTAGTGGTTTAAATCAATTTGCTTTGGATCGAAACAATGATTTAGCTAAAAATTGGATGCTAGGTGATTTTTCTGGTTGTAAATGGGCTACTTCTAATTTGCTTCCGGTTCATGAAGCAGGTACGGTTGGTGAAGCAAACACGACTTTAACGCTTGTCAGCACTAATGATCCTACTGGGGCAAACGTTACGGAATTGACATTTTCTGGCGCAACTATTAACGATTCTAACGCAATCAAAGCCGGTGATATGGGACAATTCCAAGACAACGTTGGTTCATTACCAAATTTACGTTTTAGAACTTTTATTGGTCATACCGTGTCAAGTCAACCTGTTCAATTCAGAGTTTTAAATGATGATGGTGCAAACGGCAGTGGAAATGTAACTTTTCAAGTTTCTCCTCCATTAGTTTGGGCGCAAAACCAAAATCAAAATTTAAATGTTCCATTACAAGCTGGCATGCAAGTTAAAATTCTTCCATCACACAAAGCTGGTGTTTTAATGTCTGGCAATCCATTGTATTTGGCTATGCCACAATTACCAGATTTACGTCCTTACGATTCTGTGACAGAAACTGACAAAGATAGCGGCGCATCAATCCGCCATTATTTTGGTTCTGGCTTAGGTAACAATACTCGTATCTACGTAAGAGATTGTATCTGGGGCTCTACAATGGTTCAAGAAAACGGAATGCGATTAGTGTTTCCAATCTAACGTAGTTATTTGCGGGTTTTAATTTTAAAACCCGCTTAATTAATCTAATAAATAAAAGGTGAAATATGACAAACGGCGTACCGATTCAAAATTTACCCTACATTGCAACACAAGGTTTAGAATCAGCTTGGGCTAGCAATACAACTTTAACGGTTGCAGCAGGTCAAACACGCGATTCAACAAACGTTTTTGACATGGTGTTATCTGAGGCTGTTACTGTAAATTCAGCAGTAACAGGTTTAAATGGTTTAGACACCGGAACTTTTGCAGCTAGCAAATTGTATCGATTGTTTTTGATTAGTGATCCAGTTAGTGGTTTGCCTACTGGCGCTATGATTTCTGAATCAGATATTCCTACTATGCCATTGGGTTATGGTGTTTATAAAATTATTGGTTATTGGGCAACAAATGGCTCTACTCAATTTATTTTAGGTTACAATTCTGGCAGTTTAAGTCGTCGTAAATTTATGTATGATGCTCCTGTGGCTACTGCGGTAACGGCTGGTAACGCAACATCTTACACGGCTGTAGCTTTAACAAACTTTGTTCCGGCAATTGAAAATACACCAGCATACATTAGTTATGCATTTACGCCGGGTGCAGCTTCTCGTACTTTAAAATTAACTCCGGGCAATGGAACTGGTGATGCTGTTACAATAACAGGTCAAGTAACATCTGTTGTAGTTTCTGGCGTTGCGCAAGTGTTATCTAAAGTAACAACTAGTGTTCCTGAAATTGATTATAAAGTTGCAAACTCAGGTGATGCTGTTGCTTTAAACGTAGCTGGTTATGAGTATGATGTTTAAGGAATAAAATATGTCTTATCCAGCAATTCAATTAATTAATAGAGCTTGGGTGTTAAGCGGTATTGTAGGCAAAAACCTGCAAAACACGCAAGGCAATCAAGCTAGTGATGGTTTATTTTTATTAAATGAATTGCTGGAATTTAAAGCGATTGATGTTAATTTAATTCCTTATTTTAAACATGTTGAATTAACATTAAATGCTAATCAAGAAACATATTTTGTTTCTAATTTAGTTTTTTTGGAATCAATGACGTTTAATATTGGTTCTGTTCGTTATTCAATGCAAAAAACATTAAGACAAGAATACTGGGGAACAAGCAAAGCGTTAGATATTCAGTCATTACCATTTCAATATCATTTTGAACGGGTAAAAGGTGGCGCAAATGTTTATGTGTATTTTACTCCAAATCAACAATACGTTTCCAATTTAACTGGAAAATTTGGTTTAACTGACGTTTCTTTGCAAACAGATTTATCTTTAACGTATGACGGCGCTTATATAAGTTATTTGCGTTATGAATTAGCCAATTTTATGTGTAATGAATATGGCGTTCCATTTCCAGAACGTCATGAAAGAACATTAATTTCAATGAGAAACATGCTAAACAATCAATCGCCGCCTGATTTAAGCATGAAAAAAAGTTCAACATTAAGCAACAATTATGGCATTAATTACGGAGTTGTCAATATTTGCAATGGCTGGTTGCCTAGCGGGAGTCGATAATGCAAAGTCGCATTAAAGAAATTCCTATTAAAATGGTAGGCGGTTCGACTTTTGGCCGATATCCTAAAATTAACATTGAACAAACTTACAACATGATTGTAAGTGATGATGCTTTAGTTGATTACGGCGGATTCAAAGCAATTATTAACACAGGAATAAATGGTAAAGGTCGTGGAGAATTTACTAGTTTACGAGCTGAAAAAGCTTATGCGTGCGTTGGCAATGGGATTTTTTCAATAGACGCAAACAATAATTATACTAGAATTGCAACAATATCAACGTCAAATGGTGATGTTTTTTTTGCAGAAAATGAAAAAAAAGAAATTGCGATATGTGACAAGTTAAACATATATATATACAATTATGGTAATAATACTTTTCAAATAGCATCGGAATCAAATGGCGTTCCGCTTGATTTTAGGCCCGGATATGTGACTTATCAAAATGGCCGATTTATTACGGTAGCATTATCAACTAATGATTCTGACGTTGCGCAATGGCGATTAGGATCATTAACTAATTCAGTTTATTTTCCTTCTGATTCACAAAGTATTGGGTTGTTTCAGTCAAAAGGCGATATGCCAGTAGCTGCTTTTCCTATTCCGGGCGGTGGAAATGTTTTGATTGTCATGGGTTCTACTAGCGGCGAAATTTATTATAATGTAGCGTCGTCGGCTTTATTTCCTTATCAGCGTAGTACTAACTCTAGTTTTGACTATGGATTGTTAAACGCATCCACTCTTGATTTTGGCGACAATTTTGCTGTTTGGTTAGGTTATAATGAAAAATCTGCACCTGTTGTGATGTTTTCTGACGGTAAAAATCCGCAATCAATATCCACTGACGGTATTGATTATAAAATGGCATCATTAGTTAATCCAAAAAAATGTTTTGGATTTTTGTTAAAGCAAGATGGCCATTGGATTTATCAATTTACTTTTTACGATCCAGCCGATAATTTTAGTATGATTTATGATTTTAAATCAAAAAAATTTAGCAACGTAAGCGATGAAAACTTAAATTATCACCCAGCCAAAAAAGCTAGTTATTTAAATAATCAATATTATTTTGTTAGTTTTAATGACAACAAAATATATCAATTTGGGTCACAATACACAACTTACGATTACGGTACTAAAAACAAAGAAATTCCAAGAATTAGGATTACTCCATATGTTCGAGACAGTAAAACTAATCAATTTATTTGCCGATACGTATCTTTTCCGATGGAAATGGGTTTAAGTCATCGGTATAACTCAGTATACAGAATTATTGTAATTAATGGCGGGTCAAATTATACTGAAGCATCTGTTCAATTTGTGTGTGATAGCGGGTATAATGCTAAAGCAGAAGCCGTAATTGTTGATGGTGTTATTACAGAAATTAACATTACAAATCATGGGCAAAATTATTTATCCACCCCCATTATTATTATTAATGGTGATGGAGAAGGGGCTGAGGCAATTGCTGTATTAGACAACATAGCGCCAAGGGTAGATTTGTCTGTATCTAATGACGGTGGGCAAACATTTAGCAGTTCTGTAGGGATGTTTATGCATGAATTAGCTAAACGAAAAAACAAATTTATTTATTATCAATTGGGTTGGTCAAATGAAATGGTTTTTCAATTTAGGTTTTGGAGCTTTGACCGATTTGTAATTAGAGATGGAATAGCGGGGATAGAATGATTATACCAACTTTTTCAGGTGATGCAATTGTTCAATCAGACGGCATGCCAACATCTGAATTTAAAAATTGGATTGATCAGCTAATATTAACATTGCAGCAAAACGCTGGGACTGAAGGGCTTACGCCTAGTTCATTGACCAGCAATGACATTAGCACAATTGAAGCTAGTGACGTAAAACAAAATGGGACATTTATTTATGATAACGAAAATCACGAAATGAAAGTTAACATAAATGGAACATTTAAAACTATACAAGTTATATAAGGGGTATTTATGAGTAATTGGTACGATCCATTTGGGTTATTTACGGATAGTTATGAAGATCCGTCCAAAAAGGCTTTACCGTATTTACAACAAATACCTGATGCTATTAAACCATATTATCAACCTTATATGGATGCTGGTACATCGTCGTTAGCAACATTGCAAGACCAATACAATATGTTGTTAAATGATCCAACAATTATGATGAATAAAATTGGCAACAGTTATACTGCTTCACCTGGGTATCAATACAATGTTAATCAAGCAACAAATGCTGCAAATAATGCTGCTGCTGCTGGTGGGTATTTAGGTTCTCCTGCTGAACAAGAAAATTTAGCTAGTCAAATAGCTGGAATATCAAGCCAAGATTATAATACTTATATGCAACAAGCTTTAGCTCAATATGGTTTGGGATTACAAGGCACAAGCGACTTAAACACAATGGGATATAAGGCCAATACTGGGTACGCTGGCGAGTTGTCAGATGTATTAAATTCAGAGGCTAATTTATCTTATGCTGGCACACAAGGTAAGAATGCTAATGATGCGGCTAAAATGAATAATTGGTTAAAATTAGCTGGCATGGGATTGGGATACAAAATGGGCAGTCCTGCCGTTGCAATAGGTAAAATATAATAAGGTAATAATATGGCTGTATTAAATTTTGCTGTGCCGACAAGTCCTTATCAAGGTTTAGCAGATTCGTTATATAACAGTTATGCTGCTGGCGTTAAAGCTAAGCAAGATATGCTGTCTTTTCCTGAACAGCTAAAACAATTACAGTTAAATACAAAATTATTAGAAACAAAACAACAATATGCTGACCCATTAGCTCAAGCTGATTTGACCCAACAACAAGTGTTAGCTCAATATGCTCAACCTAATGCTGCAGCCGATTTACAAAAAACACAATTAGCCAACGCGTTGGCTGAAATTACCAATCGTTACGCGCCAAGAAAAAATGAAGCAGATATTGGATCTACTGAATTATCTAATCAAGTAAGTAGAATTGGATTAAAAACATTACCGGAAATGAATCAAGCTGCGTTAGAAAAAGCTTTATTAGGCAATAAAGAAGCTAATATCAATTTGCAAACCTTAAGTGATAAAAATTTAGCTGATATTGCCGAAGCTAAAGCAAGAGCGCAATACATGGGGATGGGTGGCGGCAAAGGCGGCGTTGTTGCTAGCAATTTAGGTATTTTAAGATCAGCCATAGATCGACAATATCCAAATGCAACACCCGAACAAAAAAATGCTTATTATGATGCTTATTTGTCAGGAAATTATGAAACAACACCAGATGGAACACCAATCCCAACGCCATATGGAGAAGTGCAAACAGCTTTAGATGCTATTTTGCATAGCACCAATACTACTATGGCGCAAAATCAAATGAGATTTGCGGCAACATTAGATACGTTGTTTAAAAATGCCGATCCAATTGCCGAAAAAGCGTTTAAATTTGCTGGAATGGCCAGAGATGCCAAATTAGGAATTGATGCGTTAGCAGCTCAAAGAGGAGCTAGTGATCCTGATTATTTAGCTTATTTACAATTTACAGATCAAGTTATTCCATCAATGGTTAGTGAAATACTTCGTACTGGCGGTTCTAATAGTACAGATTCTCAAAAACTGTTAGCTATTCAAG